GTTTTTCCTGCCTGTGGCTATTGCAACTGGTGCAATCAGCTTGGCATGGAGTGGTAAAATTGTGTGGAAGATTGTTAATGATGATAAACTTAAACTTAAGGAGTTAAAACTATGATGAGTTCTGTATTAGGTACTGTGTTTTATACTATTGTTGTATTTATAATCGGAGCACTTGTTGGTCGCCCTGCCTTTTCGTGGGCAACCAAGTGGCTCCCTTGGAGTAAGTGAGGTAGTAAATGTCAAAAGTTATATCGAGAGATCGGTGTCCGCAGTGTGCATCACAAGGCAACGACACCACTGGCGATAACCTGTGTGAGTTCGAAGACGGTAACAAGTATTGTTTTGCTTGTCGGTATCTAGAAAAGGAATCCACTGCAATGGAAACCCCACCACCCCCAACAAAATCTAGTACGCTAAAATTACTTACTGGTGAGATCAAAGCCTTGCCACACCGTAAGATTACTAGTACTACAGCCAGAAAGTATGGCTATACTACAATCGAGCGGGATGGTAAGTGTGTTGAGATTGCTAGTTTCTATAAAGAAGGAGTCGTTGTAGCCCAGAAGCTACGTGGTCCCAACAAAGCTTTCCAATGGAGAGGACAGGCTTCAGGCATTACCCTGTGGGGTCAACACCTTTGGCAAAACAAAAAGGGCAGGAGGCTTGTAATAACAGAGGGTGAGATTGATTGTATGACAGTCAACCAACTCCTTGATAACAAGTGGCCTGTTGTCTCTCTTCCTTCTGGTGCTGCTGGTGCTGTTCGTGCTATTAAAGACAACCTTGAATTCGTATGTAGTTACGAAGAGGTGGTACTAATGTTCGATCAGGATGAGGCAGGCCAAGATGCTGTCAAGTTAGTTGGGGAGTTGTTACCTCCGGGTAAGTGTAAGGTAGCAAAACTACCCTACAAAGATCCCAACGAATGCCTTCTTAATAATGATGGTAGGGCTGTTGTTAATGCCATGTGGCAAGCACAGCAATACTCTCCAGATGAGATTCTACATGTTGCAAACGTAGCCTCATCTTCATCTATGGATGATGTCAGAGTGTACCCCTTCCCCTTCGATAGTTTGTCAGAGTTCTTACTAGGACAACGAAGCGGAGAGATTACACTGTGGGCTAGTGGAACTGGTTCGGGTAAGTCCACCATTCTACGAGAAATAATATACCACCACTTAGTAGAAGGAAGAAGCGTCGGTGCTATCATGCTCGAAGAATCTCCCCAAGAAACTGTTGATGATATGGTATCACTAGTCCTTAGTAAACCAGTCAGAGCTATTAGAGCAAGGAAGATTATGAATGATCTTCGCACTAAGCTAGGAAAGGAACCTATTAACATTGATATTATTAACGACCTTACGGATGATGAGTATGCGGAAGCCCGGAGAGAGTTGGAAGGAAGTGACTTCTATATCTACGACCACCTTGGAAACAGTGGGTTACAGAATCTCTGTGCTCGTATTGAATTCATGGCGGTCTCTCTCGGTGTTGATGTAATTGTATTGGATCATATCACTGCTGCTGCGGCTGGTCTCTTGACCACAGACAGTGACTTTGATGGTGGTGGTTCCGAAAGATTATTGATTGATAATATTATGAAGGAACTCAGGGCTCTAGTCTCACGGACAGGTGTACGTATTGATGTTGTATCCCAACTCAAAAAGACACAGAAAGCCTACGAAGAGGGTGATCGAATCACTCTTCAGGATCTCCGTGGTTCTGGATCCCTTGCCAGTGTTCCCAATACAGTTGTTGCCCTTGAGAGGGATAGACAAAACCCCGATACTAATATTGCTAACACTACAATTATTAGGGTATTAAAGAATCGACTGACTGGTAAGTCAGGGGTTGCTACATGTCTATACTATGATCATGGCTCTGGTCGATTACGAGAGGTAGACTTTGCTCTCGATGATACTGGTAAGGTATTGACGGATCCAGATTCTTGATACTCGTTACCGGTACTCCCCGAAGCGGTAGCAGCCTAATGATGCAGACACTGCATCTTCTAGGCGTTCCGCTGGTGGGGGACAATGATCCAGACTTTAATCTTAGGGGTGCAAGCTACGTTCACCGGAAGGATCTACCCCAGAAATACCAAGATAATATATTAAAGAGAAACCCAAAAGGATTCTTTGATATTCCGTTACGTTCAATAGGTAAGTACCTAGCTAATTCCCCGAAGGGAGAGGCAATAAAAATTTTAGATAAAATATTTGGCGCTCACCTCGATTCAAAGGATATAGAGTGTGTAATACACTGCGAAAGACGAGACCGGAACGCACAGATAGAGAGCTGCTGGGATCTCATGCAAGCTGACCGTGAATATATAGATGAAGAAATTAGGGGGGGTTATTTAAAACCAGACACCATTCCCTATATTGCCTTGACGAGTCTTCGAGATGCTTCGAGAGAGGACATGGAACAATATTACGAGAGGCAGATACCTCGCCTTAGAGACTTCGCCTTACTTCAGGACAAATCTTTAATCATGTTTTACGAAGACATGCTAGACTACCCAAGAAGATCTGTTACACAGATAGCAGGCTTCCTAGGACTAACCAGTGGCTTACAAGAGGCTATGGAGAATATTAATACATATGAAACGACTCGCCTTTGATATAGAAACAAACGGGTTCAACGAATTAATTATAGACAAGAAGGGAAACCCACAACCAGAAGGAGATACTGTGTGGTGCATGGTTATTAAAGACATAGACACACAGGAATCTTTTAAGTTCACGCAGGGTGGTATGATATATGGTGTGGGTTTACTGCGAGAGGCCACACTATTGATTGGGCATAATATAATTATGTTTGACATTCCTTTTCTAGAAAGAATCTATGGACCAATAGACTGTGATGTTTATGACACACTAATTGTATCCAGACTGATGTACCCCGACAGACAGAACCACCCGCTCGGTGGGAACTCGTTAGAACTATGGGGTAAACATCTTAAGATTGAGAAGATAGATTACACAGATTCATGGGACCACTACACGGATGACATGCTTATATACTGTGAACGAGACGTTGATGTGACGGAACAAATCTTCCACGCACAGCAATCATTTGCTGAAGCCACAAAGAAACCCATTGAATTAGAACACAACATTGCTAAGATTATATCAAACCAGATTTCTAACGGAATTAACTTTGATATACATGCAGCGGATGACTTAGAACAAGAACTAATAATGGAAAAGGTAGAGATTGAAGACGAGATGTCTAGGATATTTCCTCCTATTACCGAAGAAAGAATATCAGAGAAGACAGGAAAGAGATTGAAGGATAGGGTAACGCACTTCAACCCTGCTTCTAGAAAACAAATAGCCGAAAGACTAAGTAAAAAGTATGGATGGAAGCCCCCTAAGACAAAGAAGGGTAATCCAAATGTTAGTTCAAGCATACTAAAAGGACTAAGATATCCCGAAGCTAAGACTTTGGTCAAGTATTTTGATATAATAAAATTACTTTCTATGACTTCCGATTGGATAACTAGGGCTAGATACTCTAGGGATGGACGTATACATGGTAGTGTGAACACCCAAGGAACTGTTACCGGACGAATGACAGCTTCACAGCCCAACCTACAGCAGGTATCAGGAGACAAGAGAGCCCGTGCCTTGTTCATTCCTAAGGAGGATTGGATACAGGTAGGTATTGATGCCTCAGGTCTGGAAGCTAGGCTTCTTGCCAGTCGTATGGCTAAGTGGGATAATGGTGAGTACTGTGAGATTGTACTTAATGGAGACTTCCATACCATTAATCAACAGAAGGCTGACCTACCGACAAGAGATGACGCAAAGGTTTTCTTCTTTGCGTTAATCTATGGTGCTGGTGACTACAAGATAGGACGTATAATCAACGCCAACCGTGCCGTTGGTAAGCAGATAAAAGAAAAGTTCTTATTAGAATTACCAGCCCTAAAGAAACTAATGGAGCACACAGATTTCCAAGTAGCTCGTAAAGGTACTATTACTCTTCTAGATAAAAGAGAAGTACCCTGTAGATCTCAACACAAAGCATTGAACGTACAGATTCAAGGAGATGGGGCCGTACTTATGAAGACAGCACAGAAACTCTTTGCTAAAGAACTAGAGAATAAATATAAAGGACAGTATGGATTCATGGCTACGATCCACGATGAGTGGCAAATAGAATGTGACCCAAAAATTGCCGAGGATATTGGTAAGTTAGGGGTTGACTGTATTACACAATCTGGTATAATACTGGGTTGTAACATCAAGATGGATGGGGAATACCGCCTAGGAAATAACTGGGCTGAGTGTCATTAGGAGTTGGAATGGAAAAGAAACTTAAAGTTTATATAGCTGGACCCATGCGTGGGATTGAGGATCAGAACAAGAAGGCGTTCTTTGATGCTGAGAGTTATTTAGTTGATCAAAAGATCTGGGATATATTCAATCCCTCAAGAATAGACAACGACGAGCGGTGGAATATAGACTGGCTGTGTTCTCCCGAAGGTCTTAAGGTTGTTATGGCAAGAGATCTTGAAGCGGTGTGTCAAAGTGAAGTAGTATACATGCTTACTGGCTGGGAGAAATCAGAGGGTGCTAGGATAGAGCACTCTCTTGCCACAATGTTAGGTCTGTGTATATTATACCAATGAAAGAAGTAGACTACTACTGTAATATTAATATTATATTTCTCTGTAGATCTCATATCTTCTGGGATAATATATACCACTGGTGTCATATCGCATGTAGGGTTATACATCACCTAACCTTTGGATTAATATTTGCTGCGTGGGCTCAGAAATACCATGCGAAGCACTGCTATATGATCTTCTCTCGACCGGGTGTTCCTCCTGTAATTCTTACCTGTTCTAAAAATCTTAAGGTACTACCCATAAAGTTTAAAACTTTTGCCAGACTAATGGAAGGATCTAATGAAAAACTTGATACTATAAAGTTTGTTGATGTTGGGACACATAATATATCCATAAAGAATGTGTTAAGGTTTGTAGACAAAGAGGTTTTCCGTCTATCAAACCCAGCTGAAAACCTGATCTGGTGGTTCTTTAGTAAGTGGGTTATTAAAACACACACACCTCTAACATGCTCCATCCTTTGTTGTTTCATTTTAAGACTATGTGGTATTCACATACCTAATATAGTTTATCCAAATCATTTACTAGAGGAATTAACGAACGATGCAAATAATTTTCATTGCTGGTCCCGCGAGAGTTGGGAAGACTGCCTTAGCAGAGTTTCTAGCTAGAGAAACATTTGAATTGGGAATGGTACCAGTGCTCCTATCCTTTGCTGGTCCAATAAAGCAACAAGCAAAAGCCCTTGGCTACTCTAAGAAAGAAACCCCTGATACCTACAGAACATTCTGTCAGAAATTAGGGGCAGAGAAACGAGAAGAAAATCCAGATCATTGGGTAAACCTGTTTGAACAAGAACTACTAAAGATCTATGATGCTGAGATTGCATCTTTAAAAGTTGGTGACGTATTCTGGGAACGCTGTGTACTGGTAGATGATTGTCGGTATACCAACGAACTTGAATTAGGCCATAAATACAAGGGTAATATAGTGTATCTTTCTCCCGGTTCAAGAGAATTAGAAGAGATGACAGCATCTTGGAGAAGCCATCACTCCGAAGACCTCGCTACCAAGGCGGAGCAGGGAGATGAAAAAGTTATCTCTCGGTTTACCCATGTTGTATTGAATGATGGTGACCTAAGGAACCTACAACTAAAATCTAAAACCATGGCTCCCATCTGGTGTGGTATCCAAGCATCACATGACGAATGTTGTTGTGCCTCCTGCCAAGCCCGGAGAAAACATGAATCAACTCCCGGTGATCTCCATGCTTTAGTAGAAGAGATAATAGATCTTATATTATTATCCGAAGATGAAGCAAGTGAAGACGATAATGACAACACCTAAGAGTGCTGTATTGGATGGAGACATTATTGCATACAAAGCAGCTTATGCGATGGACGAAGAAGGCCCGGCGGATTCGAAGACGGTTCGGAATATTGTTAAGTTTATGCTTAAACGCTGGATACCAGATGGTATTAAGGATTACACTATTGCTTTGTCGTGTAGTAGACACGACAACTTTAGACGGAAGGTGTGGCCCCGTTATAAGCTACACAGGGATGCGGCTTATACACCTTCGTCCCTTTCCGAGATCAAGGATCACATTCGCACAAGTTACATCGTTAGGGAATATGATAATATCGAAGCCGATGATATCATGGGAATACTCGCGTCATCTGAAACAGACATCGCTGTTACCATCGACAAGGATCTTAGGGGTGTGCCGGGATGGCACTGGAATCCGTCGAAAGAGGATGCGCCGGTCTTTATTGAAGAAGAAGAAGCCGAGAGATTCTTCTACAAACAATGGATGACCGGAGATAATACAGATGGTATCCCCGGTCTATGGAGAATAGGTCCTAAAAAAGCAGACAAATTCTTAGATAAATGGGACCAAGATACGTGGGATAGTAATATAATAGATATGTACACTACAGATAAACACCGACCCCGGAAGACGTGTGATTTAGAAGACTATGAGCTGGCACTAGCCATGGCTAGGTGTGTTTATATCCTACATAAAAATAATTATAACTTTAACAATAATACAGTAACCCTATGGAGCCCTAAAGGTGGACCATAAAGAACAAAGGAGTATTGAATGGACCTATTCCAACAATTTATAGTAAAAAGTAAATACTGTCGGTGGGATGAATCAAAGGGCCGCCGGGAGACTTGGGAGGAATGTGTTGATCGATACTTTGATTATATGTCTAACAGATTCTCTGGATGCCTAGCAGCCTCAGTTGACTGGGAAGAGATTAGAAGTGCAGTCATGGATCTAAACGTCTTTCCTAGTATGAGGGCTCTTATGACTGCTGGTCCCGCTGCGGATGTGGATGATACTTGTATGTACAACTGCTCTTATGTAGCAGTAAACGAGGTTAGATCCTTTTCGGACATCATGTATATCCTGTGTTGTGGGACGGGCGTTGGATTCTCCTGTGAATCCAACGAAATTAATAAGTTGCCTGAGATTCCAGAGGAAATTATAAGGCGTGAGAGCCTTTCGTTGGTGGTAGCTGATTCCCGAAAGGGTTGGGCTGAATCCTACAATGCCCTTTTAAACTACCTGTACCAAGGTATACACCCTACTTGGGAGACTCATCATATCAGACCAGCCGGGTCTAGGTTAAAGACTTTCGGGGGTCGGGCCTCGGGTCCAGAGCCTTTGGAAAAACTCTTTAGGTATACAGTAAACAAGTTCATGGCAGCCCGTGGACGTAAACTAAAGCCTATTGAAGTTCACGATATCGTCTGTATGACAGGAGAGATTGTCATAGCTGGTGCTGTAAGGCGTTCAGCTCTCATATCTCTCAGCGATCTTAGTGATAGAGAGATGGCTAACTGTAAGTCTGGACCATGGTGGGAATCCTCCGGTCACAGAAGGCTGGCTAATAATTCAGCAGTCTATAAAAACAAGCCCACCATGTCTGAATTCCTTGATGAGTGGTCGGCAATGTATAACTCACGTTCTGGTGAGCGAGGCATATGCAACCGAAAGTGTTTAGCCACATTGGCTGGCAGATCGGGTAGAGAAACAGAGGGTATTGAGTTTGGAACAAACCCATGCTCAGAAATAATCCTTCGTCCTAAACAATTCTGTAATCTAACAGAAGTTGTAGTTCAGGCCCATGATGATCTTGAGTCTCTGTCTACTAAGGTGGTATATGCTACCATCCTTGGTACTGTTCAGTCTGCCTGTACAAAATTTAGGTATCTTGATGAGGACTGGAAGAAGAACTGTGAGGACGAACGTTTGCTTGGTGTATCCTTCACAGGTATCTATGACAATGGATTGATGTGTGGCCTAGCAGGTAACCCCAAGCTTAGGTGGACACTTCAAAAGTTAAAGGATGTAGCCCAAGAGACTAATCTTATCTGGGCTGAGAAGCTAGGCATTAGCCCAAGTAAGGCTATTACATGCTGTAAGCCGAGTGGAACAACCTCCTGTGTGGCTGGAACATCCTCTGGACTACACCCTCGATACTCTTTATACTATACTAGAAGAGCACGTATTGATATAAAGGATCCCATCTGTCAGTTTATGGTTGATCAGGGAGTTCCACATGAACCATGTGTAACAACCCCAGATAAAACTGTGGTCTTTAGTTTTCCAATTGCTTCTCCAGCATCATGTGTAACCCAAGAGGAAGTAGACCCTGTTAAACATCTTAACCTTTGGCTTGAGTACCAAAAAACTTGGTGCGATCACAAGCCTAGTATTACCGTGTCTTATACCGATGACAATTTCTTAGAAACTGGTCAATGGGTATGGACTAATTGGGATTACGTGAGCGGAGTGTCGTTCCTTCCCTACGATAACAATGTATATGATCAAGCACCCTTCGAAGCAATAAGCAGGGTTGAATATGATCGTATGATAGAACAACTACCCACCTCAATTGATTGGGATGGTCTATCCAAGTACGAGACTGAGGATATGACCACTGGATCTCAAGAATTAGCATGCCACGGCGGTGCGTGTGAAGCGGTAGACATCTATGATGTCCACCCCTAGGGTAAATAAATATATGGAGACACAAGTATGAGTATGTTAGATACTATTTACACAAAGATTAGGATTAATGGGCAGGTGACCCCCGCCGAACAGGTTCTTGTTATTAGAGATATGTACGCAAGAATCATTGCTATGGAGGAACGGATAGATGGACTGGAAAGATCTACCAACATTAAGCGAACAATTAGTAAAGCATCTAAAGGAAAAGTATCCCCCCCTAGAGTTCAACCAAAGTCAGACGAATGAACAATTTCTCAGGGAATCTATTTTCAGGGCCGGACAACGAGAAGTTGTCAATACACTAGCTCATATATACGAGCTTCAGAAAACGAAAGGAGCTATGTAATGGGCGGATTATGGGAATGGGCAGTAAATTTGGGCGAGGAGTTCGTTGATGATGCCCTTGAGATTGTGGAGGATGTCGTTGATATCACGGGGGAGGTAACAGATACTATTTTGGATCCCATCTTCGATGAGGGTCCGGGCGATGATGGTCTTATTGGTGGCACACTTGGATCAGCAGGTGGGCAATTTGATGATGTTATCTTTGATAATGCTGGCACCGTAGTAGATGTGACTGGAGAAGTTATTGGTATTGGAATAAACACCGTCGGGTCCACCGTCGGGGGAGTAATAGATACTAGTCTAGATTTAGTAGATGCTGCTGGTCAGGTTATTCAAGGAGATTTTGAGGGTGCATGGGATGATCTCGAAGATGCTGGTGGAGAGCTGTACGAGACGGGAGAAGATATAGTATCCAGTGTTGGAGAAGTTGCTGATACCTTATTAGAGGGCGGCGAGGAAATCTTCGAAGACTGGAGAGACTATACAATCCACACACTACTTGGCTACCCAACAGACACGGAAATAGCTGCGGCAATGGCAGGCAGCAAAACGATTATTAAAAAATCTCAACAAGCGGGAGGCGGAAGCCCCATTGGTGGTGGAGGCGTAGGTGTACCTATATATTCCAAGGAAGCTATAGAAGAAGTTACATCTATACCAACTGAAGAATCGAAAGCTCGTCGTAGAATTTCCGGAGTTCAGGATAAGTTTGGATCGATGAGAGCCCCGATACTAGATGACACTACAGAAAAGAGGCCTGAATAAATGGCATTAGATAACGAATCCAAAAGAGATCTAGCTAAAATTCTTAGGTATAGTAAAAAACCCGGAGCACATCCTAAGGTTCTTGACCTTGCTTTTAAAAGATTAAGTGCAGTTGTGTATGACAGAAACCAGAAGAACGAAAGGAGAAACTGATATGGCAGGCAGCGCGGATTTCGCACCATCATTGTCGGCAGCAGAACGTATTGAAATTTTAGAGGCAGAAGATAAACTTGCTCATAGTAGAGAAATGGAGCAACGAGCGTTCCTTAGAGAGCAGGAAGAAAGAAGAACAGTAATGGAAGAAGGTCTTAGGATTCGCAAGGATCTAGAAGAGCGTCAACGTCTCGCGGAGATTAAGAAAAAGGAAGAAACAGCAGCCGAGAAGGTGACTGATGATCCCTTGACTGTTCGCAAGCGGCGTGATGTAGACAACAGAATTGCCAGTATGTGGTCGAATATATCAACAGGGGTTGGCAGTCGTGCAGCTGACCGTCCTAAATAGGGAGCTATAGTGTGAGTACAAAGATTGCTGATAGGTTTAGAATCCTTAATACCCAGAGAGAGCAGAAGCTCGAAAGAGCTAGGTATAGTGCTTCGTTAACCATACCATCTACCATGCCTCCGCTTTCTTGGAACCAGCAACAAGAACTTCCTCAACCATTTAGTTCTATTGCCGCACGGGGTACAACTTCTATGGCTAGTAGAATGTTATCAGCTTTATTACCCCTAAATGATATGCCGTTCTTTAGATTTGAGATGAGTTCAGGAGATATTCCAGATCCCGAGATTGACACTTACCTTAACAACCTCAGTTATCAGGTATATAGTAAACTATCCCAAGGTAACCTCAGGGAAACTGTATATCAATTACTACAATCATTAATTATTGTTGGGGATGTTATGGTCTTCATGGATGATGACATGCAGTTCAGGGTAATTCGTCTTGATAGATACGTAGCCAAGAGAGATGCGGCTGGCAGACTAGAAGAGTTAATCTATCTTGAGTATGAAAGCGCTGGCGTACAGGAAGATAACAGCGACCTTCTGTTCTCCACTACTACTGATCAAGAATATAAAAATGGATACACCACTCTTTATAACAGAGTACGCAAAGATGGAGATATATGGAAGCACACCCAACAGGATAGTGAGGGTGTAACAAAAGATTCTGGTGAGTGGACGGTTCCTCCGTTTGCAGTACTCCGTTGGTCAACCATACCCGGTGAGGCATATGGTCGATCACACGTTGAGGATATAATCGGAGATGTTAAAACTCTTGAGGCATTTACCGAGGGCCTTATACAAGGTGTAGTGGCTTCGTCTGCGTTCTGGCTAGGTATTGATCCCACAGGTATAACTGAAATAGATGATATAGCCCACTCCCCTGCTGGTTCGATTGTATCTGCTAGGATAAACGATGTGCATACTATTTCTCCAGCTAGTACCATGTCTCCCCAACTTGGTGCTACCCAAACTGGCGCTGAAGCTATGCGTAGAGAAGTTGGTAGGGCGTTTCTATTAGATAGTGCTAGTATGCCAACGGGAGATAGAGTTACAGCTACCGCCGTTCGTATGATTGGTCAAGAATTAGAGCATGTTTTAGGTGGCGCATTCTCAGCAATCGCTAGAGAAATGATGACTCCTATTGTTAGAAGAACTCTGTTCCTTATGGTATCCGATGGTCTGGTAGACCCGAGACTTAGGGAAATGTTTGATCAAGAACAGGGCATGTTAGATATAAAGATAGTAACTGGACTTCAAGCTCTGAGTAGAGATAGTGATCTCACTAAGCTCATGCAAATGGGTGAGATGGTCCGGAACTTACCAGAACCTGCCGCAGCAATGTTTAAGTGGGATGCATATGGTAAGGCATTGATCTCGTCCCTTGGATTTAACCCAGAATCTTGGGTTAAAAGCGAGGAGGAGTTGCAGGCAGAGCAACTTGAGAGACAACAAGCTGAAGCACAGATGCAAGCACAAAGCCAAGGCCAACAAATGGGCCAACAAATCGTAGGTAATACCGTAGCCCAAGCCGCACAGCAAGACTTAGCTGAAACAGGGGGTCAAGGGATTCAGCAGGTTTTACAGCAATTAGGAGGACAGTAGAATGAGTATGGAGATGCAGAGCAAAGCTCTAACGCCTACTAGTGTGAGTGGGTATAAGGTTTTAACATCAGCTACCACAGATGCACCGTCTAGCGAGACAAATGGGATATCTTCTATCTCCCTAAGCCAGAACACTTATCCGTTAATAGGAAAGAAATTCTTGGCTGGGGTAAATATAGTAGTAGCTGGTTCAGCGGCAACAGCGGGTGTAAAAGCTAGTACAACCCTTACTATTGATGATGATGTTGAAGATGCAACGCTATCTACGAATCCTCATTTAGAATTGACTGATATGGCGGGCCTCACTAGGACTTACTATGGCGTTAGTTCTGGTGCTCCAGCTACTGCTACCTTCGACTTTGATGATGCTGCTATGCTCAATGAATATATTACTCTTACCTCTTACTTTGATGGTGTGAGTGCTACTGTTAGCTTTAGAGCTGCTGCTCAGGGAACACCAAATGGTTCCACATTGGGTGGGTATACTTTATTCGCTAAGGATGATGCTGATACCAGTGGTGCCGCAACTTCTGCATACGATGCTGCACAGAATCTTGCCGCAGCAATCAATCATTCCAGTGGTTTGCCTTACCTTGAAGCTTTTAATAATCAAGTATCCCCTACAGACACTACCCTCGCTAATGGTAGAGTATCTATAGTGCAAAGAGATGTGGGGACCGGGGGAAATACTGCGATTGCTATCTCTACGGTCACAGCCGCAACAGCTACAATCATAGGTACTGCTGCTTTGGATGATGAAGATGGTACAGATTTTATATTAAGAAATGCTGACGCTTCAACTGTAACCCTCCACACAGACCCCACTAAGAACTTTGGTGATACTTCTTCCGATGAT